GTGAGGGGAGCTTCATGTCTTTCCAGAGTCCTTAGCAACAACGGTCAGATTGTTTATACCCGATCTTGCCATCGTTTTCGACTTGTGAAGCAGGCCAATCGGATCCACGCCTTGGGATCTGGCTTCCGCAGCTGCTGGAGCCGCGCCTTGGATCTGCGCCATGGGATTGGCAGCTGGCATGTTGCCGGCCTCAGCTGCGCCAAAGAAGCTCTTCACGTAGCCCTGCAAGTGAGGCGCGACCTCGGGCGGGGCATTGGTCATGGCCATGTACTCGCGCGTGATGGCCTCCGATTCCGCGGTCTGGATCGGGGAGGGGGCCTTGGCCACAATGTCCCCCGGCCTGTTGTTGTCGTTCATGTCGGTAAGACCAAACGTCTCCTCCGCGACCTTCTGGGCAATGTCGATCGCCTTGGCCTTGACCCCGATGATGTTGGGGGCCTGAGGGGCCCAGCCTCCTTTGGTTCCACAGTGCGGACAATCAGGATAAGGGCCCTCGCTTTCGCGCCAGCCCTTGAACTCAACGTCGCAGTCGTCGCATGCGTAGGTTCCGTAGATGGCCATGATCAATCGTCCAATGAATTCAGGTAGGCCTGCTGCCTTGCCTGGGCTTGAGACTTGAAGAAGTCCGGGATGATGTGGCCAAGGACATGGTCCTGGTCGGTGCTTTCGATACGGGCCTGCTCGGCGGTCTCGCGCTGGTAGGTGCGGTTCTCGGCCATCATGCCGACCCGCCTCCACATGTCCCAGGCGTAGATCGCGAGGCCTGCCGCAAAGACGCGGTCGTCCTTGTTGCGGCCCGATGCTGCGATCCGGTCACCGTCCTGCACCAGGGTCAGCATTTCCTCGAGGAGCCCCAGCGATCGGACCACGCATTGTTCGGTCGAGTAGTAGTCCCGGAACTTGTTGAACAGCAGCAGCTTGTTGTTGTAGGTGGTGGACCAGTTGTAGGCGTAGCCTGATCCCATTGAGTCAGGCCGGTGCCACAGGAACCACTTGGCTCCGTCCAGGCAGTCCTCGACCCGCAGTTTCCTCGCCGGCTCCTTCAGATGCCCCCAGCTGAGCAGCTGCTTCAGCGAGGTGAGCTCCTGCATGACTTGTGAACCTGGGCCCGAGATTTCCAGGTTGATGATGCAGTCGCGGTACTCAGAGGCGAGATGGGCCATGACCCACGCCACTTGGCGGGTGTCGGGGATTGCGGTCGCATATTCAGCCACCTGTATGACCTTGTCGGAGAAGCATCTCCATACACTGATGACGGACCTGTCGGCTTCGGAGTTGCGTCCGTAGGCCGGGTCTACCCCAATAACATACACCCCATTCTTTTTCGGGGGCTCCCAGACCTTCAGGTCCAGATTGTCCGGATCCGTGGCCGGCTCCATCGACATGGTCAGGAAGTTGTCGGTCAGGCGATAGTTGAACCCGTTGAACCCCGGTTTGTGGTTGTGGATGAAGTTCAGGTCGGCGTTCAGCTTGTCGTTGTTGAAAAATGAATAGCCGCTTGCAACGAAAGCTTCGTCCTCGGTTGAGGGAAATTCCTCCTGCAGGCTTTCACGAGAGCGCTTGTCGGCCTTGTCGCGATACCACGCCCACTGCTCTGGAGTAATTTTCCACCCATAGAGCTCCTCAACCATCTGAGAGGTTGCGGCCTCTGCCTCGGTCTCCTGAGGATACGGATCCCACCATCTGCCGAACTCAGGCGAGCCTTCCTTGTAGCGGTAGATGTCCTTGGCCCACCAGCCAATGAACACTGCCTTCTGGGTAGGCTGGCTTTCCTTGGCTTCATTCCACATGTCGAAGAACACGTTGTAGCCCAGGGCCGTGCTCTCAAAGATGTAGAGCCGGTTGGGGTTCTCGGCAGCCAGTGCGGCCATCAAAGAGTCGATCCCCTTCTGGTCACCCCAGGAACTGATCTCGGTGGCATGAACAAAGTTCAAGGCTCGGGATCTACCCAGGCCAGAGTTCCGACCCTTGCCGGCGGACATGTATTGCAGGACCGATCCATTCGCGAGGCGCAGCTCGTTTCGGTTATGCGCCACGATCGGGATGCGCCAGCCCTTGGGCAGGGTCTCGATGATGTCGGCCATCTGCTTGCGGAAGTTCTCGCGGTTGTCCGCAGTGTCCGCAATCATGGCGCCTTGAAGCCCTGGGTTCATGTAGAGCCAGAAGAGATCGAGCACGAGCATGACGGTGGAATTATGCGATACCAAACCCTCCGCAATAAACGTGCCGGTGCTGGTTTGAATATCAATTAGCTCTTGCTCGGGCAGCTCCTCGATATTCGTGACGGTTGCCCAGCCAACAGCGGATCTCTTTCCCGGCAAATCCTTTCCCTCCCAAAAGCGGTGGGCCAGCATTCGGGTGGGTCGCGTTTGACCAACCAGACGAAACAGCTCGTCTGTCCGGCCAAAGGCAATCTTTGGAACGGGCGTCTTGCCGTATTTGGTTAGGCGAATGGTATCGTCGTCTTCTTTGCGCCACGAATACCCCCTTGCTTCACAGTACGCCGTCATCCGATCCCATACGGGTCCGGGGCGCTGCGACACGCAGATAGAGACCCCCTTCCGGCTTGGCTTGGCAATCGACCCTTCGCCGTCCAGTACGCCACCAAACCATCCGTCCTCAAAATTTCCCTCGGCCCACGGATGAGTAACCCATCTGATCTGAGTTCCAACTTTGATGCGGCTTCCGTTGCCCTCAACGGAGCGCCAGCTTGTGTCTGTGGAAACCTTGCGCGTCAGCCACCTGTGCGCGCCGGAACAGACGACTGATCTGCCGTCATCAAGCGTGATGCGGTATGCTTTCTGCACTGTTTTCACGATGCCCTGCACAGTAGCGGTGCGCATCTTTCGCCCTCGACCACGGCCAGCAATAGGCTCTTCATCCGTGGCAATCAGCTCATCGCCTTTAGCAATGTCTTTGATTGGAACCCACCTTAAATCCGCCGTTAGCACCGCCGTGTTCGGGTCTAGGCACATGCCGAGCTGCCGCGCCTTCAGGATCACGAAGTGCCGGGTGCCTCCGCGCACGCCTTGGGCGAGCTCGTTCAGGAACATTTCTTGCGCGCGGTAGAGCGTGATCGGGCCCGGTTCCTTCATTTCCTTGGACGAGATCTTGACCTTGGACAGGAAGATCCGGAACGCCGGAAGCCAGGATGGGGTGGTGTCGATGGTTACGTCGGAAGATACAGACATCCCGCGATCCTCCCGTGCATTTGCAGCTGTTCCATGATGGTCTGGACACTGATCCCGTAGGATTCAAACTCCGTCCCGTTGTCCAGCAGGATGGTCAGCGGGTGTTCGGGGGGAGCAATCGACGTGCGATCATGACCATCGCCGGTGAAGATCGCGCGGATGCACCCAATGTCCACAAAGGCCCTGCGGCCTCCCTTCAGGTAGAGTTCGATGTAGGCCTTCATTGCATCCATCCCCACACGTACCAATCATCCTCAAGCGCATCTTCCGCCGTCACGTTGGCGGTGAAGATGTGGAAGTCCTCAGTCCCTGGGTTCTGGGTCAGGTAGGCAATGCGGTCGGGATCTTCCCACCCGTATCGGCGGACCACCTGACCCTTCCAGAGGGCGTCGAGGGCCTCCTCAAACGTCATCAGCCTCTCTGACAGGGGCTGGGCACAGGTAGAGGGGCCGCTGAAGGGCAGTCTGCAGTCGATCCCAGAATTGAGCCATCGTTTCGCCCTCTGCCACGACATTGGCGCCACCCTCCATGATGATCCGGACCACAGACTTCTTCTCACCCCGGACCTTGCTCTCGGTCATGAGATCCTCGCGGACCTCGGTGATCTTCTCCACCCTCAGCCGGGTCTTGCGACCGTTCAGGATGTTGACCTCGATAAACCAGACGGCGCTCATGCTTCACCTCGCAGGGCACGCTGCAGCTCGTTGTCGTCAGTGTAGCCCTCGTCCTTGTCGTCCGCGAGCTCCTGGGCTGCGATCGCCTGGGCGGTCATTTCCTCAAGGGCTTTCTTCTCCGCGGCTTCTGTCCGGGTGGGCCGGCCATTCTTCTTCGGAGGCGCGCGCAGCACGCGTTCGGCCTCAAGGGTCTTCAGCGTTTCCTCGCGGATGGCCTTGCGCAATTCAGTGATCGAGGGGGCATCGTCCTGCTCCTGCGTTGGGGCGATCTTCCTGCGGCGCTGGACCCAGTCGCGGACGAACTCAGCTGCCTTCATCTTCTCGTTGAAGGAGTACTTCATCACTTCCCGCTGGGTCTCGCCCACCCCCACCTTCAGGGTGCCGTGGTCCTGCATGATGTCCGCGAAGTGTAGAACCGCGATGTCCATCCGATTTAACAACAACTCTTCCAAGGAAGACCCTGGTGGAATGTCGAGCGGTGCCATTGACCCGGCGCTTGATGTTGACAACGCCGGCGTTCCAGCAGGGAGACTTGGCGGGGAGATCTCGCTCATCAATGGTTCCTTTGGATCGGATGATCCTGGTTCCGGTGCGGTCGGCACCGAGGGGCTTTCTGCCGACGTTGCCGCCCCCGTGGCTTTTCCGAAAAATGACTTCCAGGTTCTCTCGTCTGACATCTGTGTAGTCCCCGTTCTTGGCCCAGACCTTCATGCGATGGGCGCGGTAGGCGATGCGTGGATACATACGGACAGCGATCTCCCGGTGCAGGAAGACCCGAAAGACCCGACCCCCCGCGTACTCGTCACGGGCCACGCGGATTGATCGATCGGTCCTGAACCAAACGAACCACTTGAAACCAAGCGCGTAGTCATAGTCCTCGTCATCCAGGAAGACCGCCTGCCCGCATTTCAGGATCAAATCCGGCACGAAACCGCCTCGAAAAACGATCAAAAAAACCCGTTACAGTCCCTTAGTCTTGTTCTATGGATAACGCAAGATCAATAGACGCAGCCTATGCACAAGGTTTCGCGTTGTTTTTTTCCTTATCAAACAAGGGCTGGCACATCCGCACCTCACAAAGAAAAACCCCCAGGGGTGAGCCTGGGGGTTCGATCGGACCAATAGCCTGGGCCAATGGGTGTGTGTCTACTGTCCGAAGAAGTAGTACAGGGTGCCCGACGTGTAGGCCGACACGATCACGCGGTAGAGCGCGCCCGACTGGGTCTCGGTCAGCTGCACCGAAAGACCAAAGGACGTGCCGGAGAACGCGGTGGAGTTCTGCGAGGTAGCTGCGGGGAAGATTACCGCGCCCCAGCTGGTGCCGCTGTCCACAGAGCGCTGCACAATGATGGTGCCAACGAACGAACCACGGAAGGTGTCGATGTTGATGTTGAACGGGATCGGGTTGGACGTGACAGCAGGCGTACCACCCGGCGCAACGGCGGGAGCAAAGCTGGACGAGATGCCGGTGGCGGCAGTCGTATAGGCGGTCGTCAGAGAACCAGTAACGGGCGCAGTGGCCATGATTGCCTCCAAGGGCTATGAGGTTTGAAAGAGAACCCTTGGG